GCACAAGAAAGCATTACTCGTTTTCAAGGTATCGTAAATAGCATAATCCCGTACTTAACTAAAAGCCCAAATGTTAAAAATATTAGTTTATTCAAGCCAATATATGACTGGAGTGAGAAGGATGTTTTTAAGTATTTCTATGACAACAAAATAGACTATTGTAAGATTTATGATGCTCAAGTATTTAATAAGGATTCGTTAAGGGTGGCATCTGAATTACACGCAGAAGCCTCAAAGCGTATTTACAAGTTAAAGACTATTGACCCTACGCTATACAATCAGATAATGGATGTATTCCCTGAGATTGATGTTCAAACAAGATATTACAAAGACGCTGTAAGAAATCAAACTGCTAAAACGGCTTATTCCTACAAAGAGAAAACTAATGGCGACCCATGGGGTGCTATACTGCTATACATCAAAGAGAACATTACAGATGAAGAGCATTATTCTATTGCTATGAAACAAGTTGTCAGGGTTAAGAGAACAGCGAATAAGAATAGAAGGTTAGACAATCCGTTTGGTGGTTATCCAGCGTTATATGTGTTCGGTAAGATTATATCCGGTTCGTTTAAAAGACCAATAACGCCTGTTCCCGAAAGACTCAATTCATATTTTGAATATGAAAACATCTCAAATAGAACATAGCGAAGTGTATGGCAGATTCTCTAGCCTTTTAAGGAAGGAAAGGGTTGCTATAAAGAGAGATGATGTAAAGACCAGTTACTTAGGATTGGCTGATGGAATTAAGGTGATTGGAATTGTGGGATGGCAAGAAATAGGAAAAGACCACATAAGATTTAAAACAGATTATATTAAAACAGAATACAGAGGGGGCGGCAAATATACGGAACTTTGGAACGCAAGATGGAAAGAAGTACAAGAGAAATATGACCCTAGTGTTATAAGTGCTTATTGTACTAAAATGAGTTTACCTAAGTACCTTAAAGAGGGGTTTAGCCCACAAGGAAAAGGGAAAAATGGTATAGTGTATGTTAAATTAACCAAAAAATAGGAGAAAGAAAGAAATGCACAAGTATAAAAAATGGTCTGCTGAAACACGACAAGCATCTTTAAAATTAACAAATAAAGCAAAGAAGATGGGATGGATACCCGAACCAAGAAAGTGTAGAAGATGTAATCAAGATAAAGGAATCATTCACTTACATAATGAAGATTATGATGTAACTCTTTTCACATTACAAGATGTGTTCAAAAGGTTTCCAGTAGAAATAACTGACAAAGAATTAGAAAATATCAACGAAGTGCTTGAGCCATTGTGCTGGAGATGCCACATGGTACACCACAGTATCTATCGTGCACCTAAAGCGTGTGCTGAGTATTGGGATGATATTAAACAAGGGGTGTGGTTTGAACCCGTTTATAAACATAACTTTAATATTTTAAAAACTGAACATGGAATTTACTAAAAACCCGATAAGCAATGTTGAGTGGGTCGATGTTGACTTACTCAATTCAAATGACTATAACCCTAATGTTGTTTTAAACCAAGAGTTAAAACTCTTAGAGTTTAGTATCCTTAAAAACGGATGGATTCAACCAATCTTAGTTAGTGATGACTACATAATTATTGACGGCTATCATAGAAGTTACATTAGCAAAAACAGTAAGGCAATGAGAAGTGCCTATGATGGAAAAGTGCCGGTAGTGAAGATGAATCTTTCAGAAGGTGAAAGGAAAATCTTAACGATAAGAATAAACCGTGCTAAAGGAAATCATGTGTCGGTCAAAATGCACGATATTGTAGTTTCATTAATAGATGAACACAACTATACACCTGCTCAAATTATGGAAGGAATTGGCTGTACTAAGGAAGAAGTGGATTTATTATATAAAGATGGAGTTTTTGACCACCTGAATATTAGAGAACACAAGTACAGTAAGGCTTGGCGTTCACCCAAGCAAGGAAAAAAGTAAAATGAAAAAGCAACAAAAACAACACCTTAAAAAGGAACAGTTCATTAAGGAGTTAGAAAGCACTATGGGAGTGGTGAGTCAAGCATCTAAGAGATGTGGTATAGACAGGACTACACCGTATAGATGGGCGAATGAAGATGACGACTTTAAAGAAAAAATGGAAGAGATACAAAATGTCGTATTGGATTTTGCTGAAAGCAAACTGTATGAACTGGTAGATGAGAAACACCCAACAGCGATTATATTCTTATTAAAGACTAAAGGAAGAAACAGAGGATATATAGAGCGTCAAGAAATGGACATTGATGGAAGTATGAACCTATCGGTTGAGTTTATTGACCCTAATGCCGAGTAAAGCAAGTATAAAAATACCAATAGCCTTTAAGCCACTTTGGAAACCATACAGGTATAAAGTTTATTACGGTGGGCGTGGTGCTGGTAAGTCATGGAGTTTTGCCTTAACACTTCTATTAATGGGAGTGAAGCAGAAACGAAGAGTGCTATGTACTCGTGAGGTTCAAGGCTCAATGAAACAATCAGTACATAAGTTGTTATCACAATGTATTGATTTATTAAAATTAGGTAACTTTTACAGAATTACTAGAGATGCTATCTTTGGTAAGAATGGAACAGAGTTCATATTTCACGGATTAAAGCATGACCCAATGCAGATTAAGTCTTTGGAAGGCGTTGATATTTGCTGGGTTGAGGAAGCCCAAAAGATTAGTAACGAGTCTTGGGATATTCTTATACCAACTATTCGTAAGACAGGCTCAGAGATATGGGTAAGTTTTAATCCAAACCTAGAAACAGACCCTACTTATGTTAAGTATGTTGTAAATGAGCAAAGGGATAATGCACTTCTTGTTAAGGTAAATTATTGGGATAACCCGTACTTTGGTGCTGAACTAAAGGAAGAGTTAGACTATCAAAAAGAATTAGATTATGATGACTATCTTCACATTTGGGAAGGCTATTGTAAGACAACATCAGAAGCCCAAATATTCAAGGGTAAATTCGCTATTGAAGAATTTAAAGCACCTAATGATGTAGTGTTTTATTATGGGTTAGACTGGGGTTTCTCACAAGACCCAACAGCAGTATTAAGGTGTTATATAATAGACCGTGAGTTGTATATTGATTATGAATCAGGTGGTACTCAGATTGAATTGGATTCTACTTATAAGTTAATTGACTCCATTCCTGAAGCAAAAAGATATACAATAAGAGCAGACAGTGCTAGACCAGAGTCAATTAGTTTTGTCAGAAGGCAAGGATATAAGATAGAATCAGTCCATAAATGGGCTGGTAGCGTTGAAGATGGTATTGAACATATACGGAGTTTTAGAAAGGTTCACATTCACACAAGATGTATGGAAACAGCAAGTGAGTTTGTTAAATATAGTTATAAAACAGACAGAGTGACTGGAGATATATTACCTATGATAATTGATGCACATAATCACTACATAGACGCGTTAAGGTACGCACTTCAGCCAATGATTAAACAAAAAGGTAAACCAAGAATGGCAAAAGTTATAGGGGCATAATATGGGAATTGAGTCAAGACATCCACATTTCGTAAATACACAAGAACAATGGCAACGAATTAGAGATTCATTTAATGGCAGTGATTCAATCAAAGGCGAAGGAGAGAGTTACTTGCCTAGATTGGGCGGTCAATCAAATGATGAATACGATTCATACAAACTAAGGGCAGTTTATTACAACGGCATAGAACGAACAGTTAGAGGGTTAGTTGGTGCTGTTATGAGAGTTGACCCTATTATTGAAGTGCCGAAGAAGATTGAAGCGTTATTAGGGGATATTACCAACACTGGTGTATCGTTAAACGACTTCATTTCTTATATGCTATCTGAACAGTTATTGATGGGCAGACAGGGTATTTTAGTAGATAGAGATAATGAAAGACCTTACTTGACTGGTTATTCTACAGAACAGATTACTAACTGGCTTGATGATAGGATTATCCTTGAAGAGAATTACCGCAGAATAAACAAAGACGACCCGTATCAGTCAGACTATGATATTCAATATCGTGAATTAGTCAAAGATGGTAATAGTTACATTGTTAATGTTTGGCAGAAATTTGATGCTGGTTGGCAAATTGTAGAAGAGATTGTACCAACTAGAAAGGGAACACAATTAACTGACATTCCATTCATTGGCATTAGTGGTGATGGGTTTAATCTAAGCCCTAGCATACCACCTATGTTGGCGTTATCTGATACTGGAATATCAATGTATAGAACATCGGCAGACTTGGAACACGGTAGGCATTTCACGGCTTTACCTACGCCTTATGTTACTGGTATTGATGTTGATAGTGAATTAAAGATTGGTTCAGGTTCAGCGTGGATATTGCCAGATTCATCTAGTCGTGCTGGATATTTAGAATTTAGTGGTCAAGGACTTCAGGCTTTAGAGAAGGCTATGGAAGAGAAGCGTTCAATGATGGCTTCATTAGGTGCTCAACTACTACAATCTCAGAAAGCAGGTATTGAATCAGCAGATAGCATCAGGTTAAGACAGAACGCTGAAGCATCTACTTTAGTCGGTGTGGTTAAGACAGTTGAGAGAGCAATCAAACAAGCGTTAATTACTATGGCTGAATGGGAAGGCGTAGCAGGTGATGTTGTTGTTAATCTGAATACTGACTTTGTAGATACTAAAATCAACGCTCAAGATATGAGTTCATTAATGGGTGCTTGGCAGTCGGGTGGTATTAGTCACGATACATTCTTATTCAATATGAAGAAAGGTGAGATATTAGCACCTGATACTACTATTGAAGATGAGAAAGGTCGTATTGATTTAGATGTCTAAAACCGTTAATGAAAGAGTAAAGGATAAGATTATTGGTCATTCAGTTGACCTTAATCGCCTTGAAATTCAAATGAAGAAGGATATTGTCAAGGAATTAAAAGTCCTTGAGAAAGACCTTATCAAAAAGTTAGAGAAGTCAAACATCTTAAATGGTAAGCCTATGACAAGGTTTAAACAGAAACGATTACAGACATTACTCAAACAGACACAAGAAACAATTAAAACTGCTTATGCTAGAATCAGGGTTCAACTGAATGATGATTTAGTTAAGGTAGCAGGTATATCAGAAGCACAAACTGTAAATGCTATTAACAAATCAGTTAAGGTAGAGGTGTTAAGCACAGGTATGAGTAAACAAGCATTAAAGTCTATTGTGTCAGATTCACTTATTGAAGGTGCTCCCAGTAAAGAATGGTGGGCAAGAAGAAGCGTAGCATTGAAAGATAAGTTTTCAGATACCGTCAGACAAGGTATGTTGTCAGGTGAAACCACTCCCAATATAGTAAGAGCGTTAAGAGGCTCTAAAGCACTAAGATATAAAGACAGCGTACTAAGTGGCAATTATAGAAGTGCTGAAGCGTTAGTAAGGACAAGCATACAGACAGTTGCTAATCAGGCAAGGATAGATACATACCGTGAGAATGATGACATTATGAAAGGCTATGAATGGTCGGCTACCTTTGATGATAGAACTTCTGATGTATGTATGGCGTTAGATGGACTTCAATGGGATTTTGAGTTTAACCCAATAGGACACGGTACAACCTTTCCCGGATATACTGCTCATTGGAATTGTCGTTCAGATGTTGTTGGTATTACTAAAAGTTGGAAAGAACTTGGTGCTAAGGGTAAGTTTAAAGAGATACCTAAGTCAACAAGAGCCAGTATGGATGGTCAAGTTAGTGGAAAGTTAAACTATGAAGGCTGGTTAAAGACTAAAGGTGAGGCATTTCAAATTAAGACTTTGGGTGCTGGTAAACATAAGTTATGGAAAGAAGGCAAGTTAGGATTAACAGATATGGTGAGTGGTAGTGGAAACCCATTAACGCTTGGTCAATTAGAAACAAAATTAAACCTTTAAAAATAACGCAGTTTATGTAAAATAAAGATGTCAGTGACAATTTAATTATTCGGAGAATAAAATGAGTGAAGCAGTAGTAGAAACAAAAACATATTCAGAAGAAGAGTATGGAAGTCTTAAAACAAAGTTAGACGAATTCCGTTCTAACAATGTAACCCTATTAAAGAAACAAGAAGAACTTGAAAGCAAGTTTAATGGCATTGATTTAGATTCATATAACGATATGATTCAACAAGCCAGAGATTTGAAAGATAAGAAACTTATTGATGAAGGCAAGATTGATGAATTATTAGAAGAGCGTACCAAGTCAATGAGAGAAGAACATAATAATGCCCTTGAAGGTATGAAGGGTGAGCAATTAAACCTTACTAAGAAATTAGAGCATTTATTGATTGATAACGCAGTAAGAGATTCGGCTTTAAAGGCTGGTGTGGTTGATACTGCGATTGATGATGTTGTATTACGCTCACAATCTATCTTCTCAGTTAAAGAAGGTCAGGCTGTACCTCACGATAAAGATGGAAACATAATCTTTGGTAATGGTAATAGCGACCCTATGAGTGTTAATGAATGGGTTAAAGGATTAACAGAATCAGCACCTCATTTATTCAATGCTTCTACTGGTAGTGGCTCACAACACGGTTCTAGTTTTAATGGAACAAGCAATACAGTATCAAGAGATGTATTCAATAGTATGTCACAACAAGACAGAAGTAAATTCGCTATTGATGGTGGTAAAGTTGTAGATAAATAAAAATACTCTCTCCTCAAGTTAGTTTTTTAGCCCTTCTTCATTGAAGGGTTTTTTTTGTATTTAGTATTTGACACGACTTTGTTTTATGCTATGATGTTAATCAAGCAACGGTGTTGCCTAATTTTCTACAGCGTAGATACAACAATTAGGGGGCATTTGACTCTCTAATATTTAAAATTAAATAAGGAGTCAATATAATGGCAAATACTTTAACAAATCTAGCCGGTGATATTTATAAAGCCGCAGACACAGTTGGTCGTGAATTAGTAGGTTTTATCCCTTCAGTTACTATCAACGCAGGTTCAGAAAGAGCCGCAAAGGGCGATACTATTCGTTCGTTTATCACTGCTTCAGCAACCGCTAATAACATTACTGAATCAATGACAATCCCACAAGGTGATGACCAAACTATCACAAGTTCAACTATGACTTTGAGTTCTGCTAAAGCAGTTCAAATTCCAATGACTGGTGAAGATGTCAAACATCTAAATAATGGTTCAGGTTATGAAACAGTTTATGGCGACCAAATTGCTCAAGCAATGCGTACCCTAACTAATGCTATTGAATCAGACTTGGCTACTGCCGCTTATCAAGGTGCTTCTCGTGCTGTTGGTACTGCTGGTACTACTCCATTCGCTTCAAACTTTAATACTATTGCTCAGGCAAGACAAATTATTGTTGACAATGGTGGTGCTACTAATGATGGTCGTTTATCTCTAGTGATGAATACTTTGGCTGGTACTAATCTTCGTAACTTATCTTCTTTACAAAGCGTAAATCAAGCAGGTTCAGATGTTATGTTGCGTCAAGGTACTTTGTTAGATTTACAAGGTGTTATGATTAAAGAGTCTGCTCAAGTTGTAGCACATACTACTGTGGGTTCTGATGACCACGTGGTTAATGGTGTTACTGCAGTTGGCGATACTACAATTACTGTAGATGGCACTCAAACTACTGATTGTGCGGCTGGTGATGTTGTTTCATTCTCAGGCTCAAGTGCTAACTATGTTGTTGCTAATCAGACTACTTCGTCTTCACTTGTTCTTAACTCACCGGGTGGTCAAGCAATCATTGCTGATAACGAAACTATTGCTACTGGTGCAAGTTACACAGGTAATGTGATGTTTAACCAAAATGCTATTGAGTTAGGAATGAGAGCACCTGCTGTTCCTAATGGTGGTGACTCAGCAGATGATGCTATGTTAGTACAAGACACACATTCAGGTTTAGTGTTCGAGATTCGTGTTTACAAGGGTTACCGTAAGCAGATGATTGAAGTTGCCGCTACTTGGGGTACTAAGGCTTGGAAGTCTGACAATATTGCTCTATTAATGGGTTAATATTTAATATCATATCAAATTGGGGCGGAGTTATGACCACCCCACCTAATTTAAAAACGGAGAATAAAATGCCAAAAGAAAGTATTAAAAAGACTATTAAAAAGGTAGTCAAAAAAGCAACTCCAAGTAAGTTTGTTGAAATGACAAGAGAAGATGGCTTAAAGGCTAATGTTCATATTAACAATGTAGCAAAATTCAAAGACGCTGGATATAGATAATGGCAATTGACGCAACCGCTAATGGTGCTAGTGCTGATAGTTACGCTACAGTAGCAGAGGGTGATACATATCACGATAACCATTTATACGCTACTGATTGGACAGGTGCTACTACTGCCAATAAAGAGAAAGCCCTTAAAATGGCTACTCGTATATTAGATGAAAAAATAGACTGGTCTGGAACTAAAACCACCGATTCACAGGCTTTAGCGTGGGGAAGGAGTGATGTTCTAGATGACGGTTATTCAGTATCATCAACAATCGTACCTGAACCAGTTAAGAACGCTACTATTGAATTTGCTCGTCATTTATTAGCAAGTAACTCAACTGGTAATGCTGATGGTAAGGGTTTATCTAGTTTGACTGTAGGCTCTATCTCATTAGCCTTTGATAAGACTGATACTGCTGGTGTTATGCCTTCTATTGTTCAAGAAATGCTAAGAGGCTGGGGAACTATTAATGCTCGTGCTAAGTTTGGTACGGTAGCAGTAGTTAGAACTTAATGGGATTAAAGGCATCAATAGGAAAGATTGTAGAGTCGGCTATTGTTACTGTAGGTGACTTAGCAGAAACTATTACCTATAACGCTAGGACTACTGGTTCGTATAATGTTACAACTGGTGCTGTGGCTCATACTACTACTACTTATTCATTAAAGGCTGTATTAAGCCCATTAGGTGGAAAGGTAGATGCTAATGATGTAAGCACTCAATTCACTGGTGATTTATCAATGATATTTGCTAGTAGAGATTTAGCGGTAACGCCTGATACTAATGACACCATAACTAGAGATTCAGCGATATACGCAATTAACAGTATATTATCTGACCCTGCTTTGGCTTCTTATACATTGATATTGACGAGGGTAGGATGAGCGTAGCATCATTTGGAAAAGATTTAAAAAGATTTTCTAAGCGTACAGACTTAGAACTTGATACTGTTATTCGTAAAGTGGCATTAGAATTATATGATGGTATTACTGCTAAGACACCAGTTGATACAGGTCGTGCTAAAGGTAATTGGAATCTATCAGTTGGTAAAAAGAACACTAAAGTCAATGTAATGGCTAAAGGAAAGAAAGGTGTCAGTCTTAAAAAAGGTGATGGTGAAAAGCCTATTTATATTACTAATTCATTGCCATATATTAATAACCTAGAGAATGGCTCAAGTAAACAAGCAAGTGCTGGAATGGTTGATATAACAGTTAATGAAGTAAGGGCGAGTCTATTATGAGTTTTGCTAGTGAAAGGACTAATATTGAAGGAAGGTTTAATACTAATTGGACTACAACTACTATCGCTTGGGGTAATGCTGATTTTGATACGCCAAATAATGCGGAATGGGTGAGATTTAATATTCTTAACGGCATTAGTGGGTATAGAGCAATTAACGGCTTAAAGAGGCACACAGGCATTATCAATATACAAATATTTGCACCTGCTAATTCGGGTACTCACACCATCAGAGGTTATGCTGATACAATAGCGACTATATTTGATGGAGTTAGTTTTAATGATGTGGTCTGTGACGTAGCAAGTATTGAGACTGTAGGTACTGATGACAAGTTTCATCAGATTAATGTTAATGTTCCATATTGGAGAGATTCATGAAAAAACAAGTAATTTTATATCCGCCTAAAGGTGGGAAAGAAGGTGTAACGCCACACCCTTCAAAGATTGAAGAAATGAAGGCGAATGGCTGGATTGAGAAATCCGATAATAAAAAAGTAAAAGTTAAGGAGAATAAAGATGGCAAATCATAAAGGCTCAGAAGGAGTCGCAAAAGTCGGTTCTAATACAATCGCAGAAATCAAGGACTTTAGTTTAAGTGAAACTGCTGAAACTATTGATGATACTACAATGGGTGATTCAGCAA